GTGGGGATGCGCTCCTCCACGAAGGCGGCGAAGACGGGAGGCGCCGCCACCATCGACGGGTGGGAGGGCACCGAGCCGGTTACGGTGCTGAAGCACGAGAACGTGAAGCCGCACCCGGACCAGATTGAACTCCCCTTCGAGGACCGGTGACGGCGGCCGTCATCATCGTCTCCCTGGCGGGAGCGGTCGCGTTCGTCGTGCAAGAGCTTCGCGTCCGCTCCGCCAAGGAGAAGGTGGCCGCCGCCTCCACCACCATCCGGCAGCTCGAAAACAAGGTCTCGGTCCTCTCCGAGGACATGAAGCTCGCTACTAAGCTCGTGAGGACACTTCGTGCGGAGGTTCAGCAACATCTGGAGATCATTCGCTCGTGCGACGACCCTGCTGCTATTGCCGAGCTGGCTGATCAGTTGCTCAACGACCCCTACTTCGGCGCCCGTGCCAAGTCGGGAGATTGAGCTTCCCGAACTCCCCCACTGGACGCCGCTCGGGGACACGCGCTGCGTGGACGACTTCTACACCGTCTGCCTCACCCCCGAGCAAACTCGCATCCTGAACGACAACCTCCTCCGCCTCACCTCCTGGGCGAAGCAGTGTGAGGACATCCATGTCGAGTAGCCGCAAGAGACAGCTCTCTCACCCCCATGCGAAGCGGTTGTGGCAGGAGCGGCCTGCCTACGCGAAGCTGAACCACGACCAAAAGAGATTCGTCAACCACTTCGCAGGGAACATCAAGGAGGCGGCGGAGAAAGCGGGGGTCTCCTACGAGAAGGCCAAGGGCTACATGCGAGCTTGGCCGGTCCAGGCGGCGCTCAAGGAGAGGGACGAGTGGGAGGAGCAGAAGCAGAAGGCTGGACCAACGAAGCGCCGCGTCCTCACCCGTCTCGAACTTCAGGAGTTTTGGTCGAAGATCGTCCTGGACGAGAATGAGGTCTTAGAACAGCGCCTCAAGGCGGCGGATGCCCTCGCCCGCTCGAAGGCGATGTTTGTGAACCGGGTCGATGTGACGAGCAAGGGGAAGTCCCTCGCTGAACTCGTCGTCGAGAGCGTGAAGGAGGCCCGCCGCCTCGGAGACCCCGAGGACGGGGAAATCATCGACGTGACCCCTGCACCGAGGGCCCTCACCGAGTGAGCGAACTCACCGCACAGAAGAACCTCCAGCGGTGGCGGGAAGACCCCGCGCAGATGATTCGGGACCTCTTCCAGACCGAGCCCGACGACTGGCAGCAGGACATCTGCGATGTGTTCCCCACACATCAGCGCATCGCCATGCAGGCGTGCAAGGGGCCGGGGAAGACCGCCGTGATGGCGATGCTGGTGTGGAACTTCCTGCTCACACGGCCCCATCCGAAGGTGATCTGCACCTCGATCACCGGAGACAACCTAGCGGACGGCCTGTGGTCGGAGCTTGCGAAGTGGCAGAAGCGGTCGCCGCTGCTCTCCGAGGCGTTCGAGTGGCAGAAGCAGCGGGTCTTCCTCAAGGAGCACCCGGAGACCTGGTTCGCTTCCGCCCGCACCTGGCCGAAGGACGGAAACGCCGAGCAGCAGGCGAACACCCTCGCCGGTATCCACGCCGACTACGTACTCTTCGTCATCGACGAGGTGGGTGGGATCCCCGACGCGGTGATGGCCGCCGCCGAGGCGGCTTTGGCCTCCGGCATCGAGACGAAGATCCTCATGGCGGGAAACCCCACCCACAGGTCGGGACCGCTCTACCGCGCCGCCACCACCGAGCGGCACCTCTGGTACATCAAGGAGATCACCGGGGACCCCGACGACCCCCGCCGCGCCAAGCGCATCGACCCGAAGTGGGCCGCGGCGCAGATCGAGAAGTACGGCGCTGAGAACCCCTGGGTCCTCGTCAACGTCTTCGGGAAGTTCCCACCCTCGTCCGACAACACCCTCATCTCCCCCCTCGACGTGGAGACGGCCCAGACCCGCCACATCGAGCCCTCGCAGATGCCGGACTCCGCCGTCGTCCTTGGGGTGGACGTGGCCCGCTTCGGCTCCGACCGGACGGTGTTCACTCTGCGTGAAGGGCCGGTGTGCTACCGCCAGGAGCATCGCCGGGGCTGGGACACGATGCAGACGGTGGGGTACGTCGTCCACCTCATCCAGAAACACCGCCCCGACGCCGTGTTCGTGGACGTGATCGGCATCGGCGCCGGTGTGGTGGACCGCCTCCGCGAGCTGGGCCACCCGGTGGTCGGGGTGAATTCCTCCGTCGCCTCGCCCGACGAGCGGTACCTGAACATGCGGGCCTACATGTGGTCGAAGATGGCGGAGTGGGTGAAGACGGTCGGCCTCCTCCCCGGAGACGCCCACGAACTCGCCCGTGAACTCTCCTCGGTCCCGTATGAGTTCTCGTCCAACGGTAAATTGAAAATCAAAAGCAAGGAGGAGCTGAAAAAGGACGGCATCGCCTCGCCCGACTTCGCGGACTCACTCGCGCTCACCTTCGCCTACCCGGTGATGCCGAAGTACAGAGCCAAGGTGCAGACGTTGACACACAGTACGACTCACGAATACAATCCGTTTCCAGAGGTGTGATGCGTGGGAAGCAACAACCGAGACCTGGACCTGCTTCAGATGTCGAACACGGCGCTTAGGCAGCAGATGCGGCAGAGCCGTGAGCCATCGCAGGAGATGATCCGCCGTCTTCTCGCCGCCGAGCGGGCGCGTGTGAGCACGGGCCGCACCCGCAAGAGCACCTTCACCGCTCCTGGGATCAACTCCATGGAGTCCATGCTTCGGGAGTTCTGATTGGCCGCGACGCTACCCAAGCCCAGGCAGCGGTACCTCGACCGCCACCAGCGGCTCCGCAACGAGAGGTCCGCCTACGAGCCGGTGTGGCAGTCCATCGGGAACCACATCCTCCCGTACCGGATCCGCTTCCAGAGCACGGACACGAACAAGGCCCACCGCCACAACCCGAACCTCGTGAACGGGGCGGCTGTCCACGCCCTGAACATCACCACGGCGGGGATCATGGAGGGTGCGTCTTCACCGGCGCGGCCCTTCTTCCGCCTCGGCCCCGTGGACCCCGGCCTCCTCACCTACCGCCCCGCCCAGCATTATTTCCATGACGTGGAAGAGATCATGCGGGAGTACCTGGGGCGGTCGAACTGGTACAACTGCGCCCACCTCACTTACCGAGACATCACCGGATTCGGCACCGCCGCGATGTATGTCGAGGAGGACATGCAGGACGGTATCCGTGGTTACTCGCTCCCCATCGGGCGCTACTACCTCGGCCTCGATCCGGCGCTCCGTGTGGACTCGGTGTACCGCGAGACCTCCATGACGGTCTGGCAGGTGATCAAGGCGTTCGGCTACGAGAAGGCCAGCAGGAACACCCAGCGCCTCGCAGACCGGGGGCAGATGGACGAGCGGGTCGATGTGCTCCACATCATCGAGCCCAATGACCTCTACCAGCCGGGGAAGCTCGGCCCTGCCGGGATGCCGTTCAAGTCGGTATGGATCGAACTCAAGTGTGATGCCCATCAGCCCCCGCTTCGTGAGAGCGGCTACCACGAGTTCCCGGTACTGACTCCGCGCTGGGACGTGCTCGGTGACGATTCCTACGGCGTCGGTCCCGGCTGGATCGCGCTCGGGGACTCGAAGGCGCTCCAGCAGTACGAGAGGAGGAAGGCTAAGCTCGTAGACAAGATCACGGACCCGCCCATGGCGGCGCCGTCGTCGAACATGAACCGCCCGGTGTCGATGCTCCCCGGCGGGCTCACCTACGTCGATTCCTACGGAGCGGGCCAGAAGATTTACCCGATCCACGAGATCCCGCCCCAGGCCATCGCCTCGGTCGAGAACTCGATCATCGCCCACCAGAACCGCATCTACGACGCGATGTACGCGCGGCTCTGGCTCACCATCACGAACTCGAACGACACCACCGAGCGCACCGCCAAGGAGATCGCCGCCCGCGAGGAGGAGAAGCTCCTCCAGCTCGGGCCGATGATCACCCGCCTCCACAACGAGTTTTTGAAGCCTGCGGTGCTGAACACCTACTTCATCCTGAACCGCATCGGTGCGCTGCCGAGGCCCCCGCCCGAGATCGCCGGGATGGAGATGAAGGTGGACTTCATCTCGACGCTCACCCAGGCGCAGAAGCTCATCGGCGCGATCTCCATCGAGCGCGGTCTGGCTTTCATCGGGCAGATGGCTCCGGTGTTCCCGTCCATCGTGGACAACGTGGACGCCGACGCCGCCGCCCGCCGGTACTTCGAGGCCACCGGAGTCCCCCCGGACCTCGTTACCGAGGAGGAGATGATGATGGCCCAGCGGCAGGCGCGCGCCGAGCAGCAGATGCAGGCCGAGCAGACCGCGCTCGCCGTCGAGCAGGCGAAGGCCGGGAAGATGCTCTCGGAGTCCGACCTCGGCGGGAACAACGTGCTGGCCCAGCTCATGGCCCAGCTCCGTGGTGGAGGGGTGGTGTCGTGACCGAGAAAGAGAGACGTGCGGCGCTCAAGGAGTACCCGAGACACCTCCGCGACGACCTCAAGTACGTGATGTCGTCGGAGCAGGGGAGGCGCCTTCTACACCACCTCATTTACGAGGAGTGCAAGCTCGAAGGCATCTCCTACGCCGCCCACGCCAACGACACCGCCTTCCGAGAAGGGCAGCGGCGGATTGGCGCTTTGTTGCAGACGATGTTACGGGTAGTGACACCGAGCGAATACATCGCTATGATGGCCGAGAAGCTCCAATCCGAGTACGTACAGGAGACATTGGATGTTGAAGAGTGACACGAACGCGAACCCGACCTCGGATGGAAACATCCTCGACGGGAACGCAGCGCCGCCCGAACCCCAGGCGCAACCGAACACCGACCCGAACCAGATCCTCGGGGGCGGTGAGACCCAGCCGAACGAGGGAAACCCCGAGCCGAAGACCGGCGAGGGAAACCCCACGGACACGCCCCCTCCCCAGGAGCTTACCATCGAGGTTCCCGAGGGGGCGGACAAGGAGTTGGTGGACGCTTTCAAGAAGGTCGCCAAGGAAGTGAACCTCGACAGCGCCAAGGCGCAGAAGGTCGTGGACGTGTTCCTTGAGGCCGAGAAGAAGGTGGTCGCCGCGAGACAGTCCGAGTTCGCGGAGATGCAGAGGAAGTGGTATGAGGAGATCAAGTCCGACCCGGAGTTCGGGGGTGCGAAGTTCGAGGAGAACAAGAACTACGCCAACCGCGCTCTGGAGAAGTTCGGCGGCGAGGAG